CAATCGCTGACTGCCATGAAAGAAAACGGTAAAACAGTCTACAAGCCTGGATTGATTGAATAATCCATTTTTCCAATGATAAATAGTAGCATATAATATTATGACTACAAAAGAAATACAACATTGTTTAAACTGCGGGAACGAATCACATGACGGTCCTCTGTACAGAACAGAAAAAGATTACGATGGTCGAGAATACAAAATAGAAGTTTGTAGAACTTGTCGTAAAGGTGAATTGGAGACAGAATGATTTTTGGTAAAATAAAAATGATTATCACTGTGCTAATGATTCTTGGTATATCAGGAGCAGGTATCTACGTGATGAAATTAAGAGCCGACAATGCTATTCTTAAAGCCAACCAAGACAAATTAGAAACTGCTATCACTGAACAGAACAAAGTGTTGGAACAGCAGAAGAAAGACTTCACTGCCATCTTGGAAAGCAATAAAAAATTAAATGTTTTAATAGGCACATTCAAGAAAGACCTTGAAGACTTGGATAAAAGATTCACAAAGAAAGACAGAGACATCGGCAAACTGGCAATAAGCCGAACAGAAGCCATTGAGAGGATCATCAACAAGGGCGGAGTAAATGCCGCGAGATGTATTGAACTGGCATCAGGTGCAGAACACACACCAGAAGAATTGAAAGCAACATTAAAATCAGAAATCAACCCAGAGTGTCCATCACTAGCAAATCCTGGATTTGTGGAGTACCAATAACATGAATAAAATTATAATAATAGCGTTGATGATACTGATGACCGGCTGTTCGTTTGGGGAGAAGCGGATCAAGATATTCTCCGTGGAAGAACCGAGACAGAAACTGGACTACCCAATGCCCACTGCACTGCAATTGGAGGAACTGAAATGGATCATAATCACAAGTGAGAACGCACAGGAAGTGTTCAAGAAGTTAGAGGAGGCGGGCATAGACCCCGTGCTGTTCGGACTGACTGACAAGGATTATCAAGTGTTGGCAAGGAACTTCGCACAGATCAGACAGAAGTTGCAAGAGACCAACAACCTACTGGAAGAATACAAGAAATACTATGAACCAAAGGAGAAAGAATAATGATTAGAAATTTCAAAGACATAGTGATACTACTAATAACAAGCGGTGTACTATTGCTTCTTGGAGTTATCATCATAGGAGACTATGTGGTGGCACTGGAGGAGAACAGACCAGTGGATGAAAGTGTAATAACCCTGATGAAGATGTCAGTCACGGGACTGATCGGTGTCATCGGTGGTTACATTGGCGGTAGCAAATAATGTGGACCTACAGATGTAAATTGAGAAGAGTGGTGGACGGAGACACACAGAAACAACACATGAAGAACAGGAAAAAACTGGTAGAAGCAGGTGTTGTCAAGGGTGCGATCGAATAAATACGCACATAAACGAGGAGAGAGCAGATGGAATTAATAATAGCACTAGCGATGAAATTTTGGCAATGGACAGTTTTAATCGCTGTCGTAATCATAGCCGCAATCATAAACTTCACAGACAAGAGAGCAAAGACAAAATTAAAATTCAATTACAAAGGAATGCCAACCCTGCAACCTGTACCGATCAAGACAAAAGGAAAAGGGTTCTGGAAAGGCATAGTGATGTGGTTACTCTCAACAAGGAACTGGACATTGACTGAAGACTGGAAATACAATATCGACGGGGAGGAATATGTTATACCAGCAGGCTTCCAATTTGATGGTGCAAGTATTCCAAAATTTTTAAGATCTTTCTTCTCACCAGTTGGTGTATTGTTAATGGGCGGACTGGTACATGACTACGCATACAAATACAAAACACTGCTAAAGAAAAACAAGAAGGACACAATGGGTGAACTTACACAGAAGAGAGCAGATGAGATATTCAGAGACATCAACATCATCGTGAATGGTTTCTACACCATGAACAGACTTGCATATTGGTCATTGAGAATAAGTGGCTTTGTTGCATGGAACGGTCACAGAAAAAGAAACGCTAAAATTGAAGGTGTGAAATAATGGCTGAATTGAAAGAAGATAAGTTGGTTGTACCTGTGGATAAAAATACAGTAACGAAAAAAGTTTCTGTGGAATTAGAAGTTGACACAAGTATAAAAGATCTAGGACCAAATCCTTATGCAAAATTAATTCATCTGGCCAGGGCAGTGGACAGTTGGAGGATATTCCCTAGAATATTCATCTCAACCTACATATACCTACTGTACAAAGTGGTGGTATGGTACATGGAAATGCCTGCTCCCACAATGGAACAGTCAGGTCTTGTTTCTATAGTAGTTGGTGCGGGTGCGGCATGGTTTGGACTCTACACAGCATCGCCACCAAAATCCAAATAATATCGTTGACTTTTAAACCAAAATCCTATACAATACAGTTGTGACTTTTAAATATTAAATACTATTGACATTTAAAAAAGAAACACTATATTAAAAACATGGATTATTATACAACACTAGGCGTCAATAGAAACGCATCAGAATCAGAAATCAAACAGGCATATAAAAAACAAGCCATGAAACACCATCCTGACAAAGGTGGTGATGGTGCTCAATTTCAAAAAGTGAATGAAGCATACGACACACTTAAAAATCCACAAAAGAAAACACACTATGATAGATTTGGTACTAGTTCAGGACAGAATCAAGGAGGAAGCCGTTCATACGAATTTAGAGCAGACGATTTCCCACAAGATGTAGGAGATGTGTTTAATCAATTTTTTGGAGGTGGTGCTAGTCCATTTAGAAGACAACAACATAGAAGAAATAGAGACATTGTGATAGAAGCACAAATAGAACTGGAAGATGTTTTAAAAGGTAAAGAATTAGTTGCTTCGTACAGATTAACAGACGGTCGTGAGCAGAGTGTAAACTTAACATTGCCTAAAGGTATTGAAAACAACAGCACAATTAAATTTCCTTCATTGGGAGATGATTTACAAAAGAACTTACCTAGAGGAGATCTACTTGTAAGAGTTAAAATTAGACCACATGCCAAATGGGCAAGAGAAGGTATAAACTTACATTGTATTGAAAGAGTAAATGTGTTTGACTTGATGTTAGGCACAAAACAAACTGTTAAAACACTGGAAGGAAGAAATTTAGCAATAACGATTCCTAAAGGCACACAGCCAGGCACAGTGTTAAGTATCAGTGAACAAGGATTACCCACAAGAGGTGGTGGTAGAGGAAACATTTATTTGACAATTCAAGCAGACATACCGTCAGTAAGCAAAAAAGAATGGGTAGAAACACTAACAAGGATACGCAATGAAATTAATTAAAGCACCAGACGATTTTTTAGAAAAAAAAGTTAACGACTTTGATTTTACAAAAATGGATGCTGAAAAAATATCTGCTGAAATGTTTGATATAATGAAAAAATACGAAGGTGTAGGACTAGCCGCAAACCAAGTAGGCATAGATGCACAAATTTTTATTATGGGTGAAGATAAACCTATGTCCATTATTAATCCTTTGATAACTGAAGTAAGTACAAATCAAGTGGAAATGATGGAAGGTTGTTTAAGTTTTCCTGGACTGTTTATGAAAGTTAAAAGACCAGACATAGTGGGAGTAAAATATCTTGACACACAACAAAAAGAATGTATAATTAAGTTAGAAGGTTTTCATGCAAGAGTTTTCTTACATGAATACGATCATCTTCAAGGCATTACGTTTGATCAAAGAGTTTCAAAAATGCGTTTGGATATGGCAAAAAAGAAACAAGAAAAAATATTAAAAGGATTTATTAATGGTTGAACCTAGTAGTGCTTTACAAAGTGTATTCGATAGAGCAGTAAAGTTATCTAAAACTCACAAACATGAATATGTTACTCTTGAACATATGTTGTTCGCCATGTGTGAAGATGAAAAATTTTATAATATCTTAAAAGGATATGGCACTGATGTAGACAGTTTAAAATCACATTTAATAACTTACTTAGATCATAAATTAGAGGGTATCAAAGTAACAGCAGTCAAGTACAAGCCTAAAAAAACTATCAGTGTGGAAAGAGTACTCAACAGAGCATTCACTCAGGTGTTGTTTAGTGGTAGGACTAACATAGATTTAACAGATGTATTCTTAAGTTTAATGAGTGAAACAAAGAGTTGGGCATACTATTATCTAGTTGAAGCAAAAGTTGACAAGGATAAGTTTATGGATTATCTACACAGCGAGATAACAGAAATGTTTGAAGACGAAATAGATGAGAGTGAAACTAAAAAAGCACTTAACAAATATACATCAAATCTTAATGCTGAAGTTAAGAAGAAAAAAATTGATCCTGTAATAGGAAGAATTGACGAATTAAATCAAATAGCATTAACTATTGGACGTAGAATGAAAAACAATGTGATACTTGTTGGTGATCCTGGTGTTGGTAAAACTGCCATTGCTGAAGGACTTGCATTTAATATTGTTAACGAAACTTGTCCAGACTTTTTAAAAGGCTACGAAGTTTATAATTTAGATATAGGTGCAATGTTGGCTGGTTCTAAATATCGTGGTGATTTTGAAGAACGATTTAAAATGGTATTAAACGGTTTAAAGAAAAAAGGTAAAGCAATTTGTTTTATAGATGAAGCACACAACATGTCAGGTGCAGGTGCAGGTGGTGGCGGAAATACTGCTAACGACTTGGCTAATCTTTTAAAACCGGTATTAACTAAAGGTGAACTTAAAGTGGTTGCTTCTACAACTTGGGAAGAATACAGAAAGTATTTTGAAAAAGACAGAGCATTAATGAGACGTTTTGCTAGAATAACTGTGGACGAACCAGACAAAACAACTGCATTAGAAATATTACAAGGTCTTAAAAAATACTATGAAGAATATCACAACGCAACTATAACAGATGATGCAATTGCTTCTGCTGTAAAATTAAGTATAAAATATCAAACAGACAAAAAATTACCAGACAAAGCAATAGATTTAATTGATTTGGCTTGTTCACGATTTAATCTAAAAGAAAAACAAACTGACAGGGTTGTAAACGAAGAATCAATTCAGTATGAATTGTCCAAGTTGGTTAAAATGCCTATAGAAAATATTGCTGAAAAAGAATCAAGTAATCTTGCTAATTTATCAAAAAACATGAAAGCCAATGTGTATGGTCAAGATGAGGCAATAGACATGGTAATAGACAAAGTGTTGGTTGCTCAAGCAGGATTAAAACGTGACAATAAACCTATTGGATCATTTGTATTCATGGGTCCGACAGGTTGTGGTAAAACAGAAACTGCTAAACAGTTATCCGAACAACTGGGAGTAAAAATGGTTAGGTTTGATATGTCAGAATATCAAGAAAAACATGCAGTAGCAAAACTGATTGGCTCACCTCCAGGATATGTAGGGTTTGAAGATAGTGCAGGATTATTAATTACTAAATTACAAGAGTATCCAAACTGTGTATTATTATTAGATGAAATAGAAAAAGCTCATCCAGATGTTTCACAAATACTATTACAAATTATGGACGAAGGTTCGATACAAGGTAATAATGGTAAAACAGCAAGTGCTAAAAATATTGTGCTGATTCTGACCACTAACCTTGGTGCTGAACAAAATGAGAAAAATGTAATGGGATTCAACACCGTAAAAGACTCTTCATATGATGATAAGGATATAAAACGTTACTTTGCTCCTGAATTTAGAAACAGATTAGATGGTACTGTTGTATTCAAAAAACTTGCTAAAGAAGTACTGATCAAAATTGTTGGTAAATTTATGCTTGAATTAAAAACTCAGTTAAAAGAAAAAGATGTAACATTAGAACTTACTGACGAAGCAATAGATTATCTAGTAGAAAACGGATACGATGCTAAGATGGGTGCAAGACCTATGCAAAGATTAATTGACAACAAGATTAAGAAAGACCTTTCAAAAGAACTACTGTTTGGATCGCTTAAAAACGGCGGTATAGTAAAGGTCACAGTGAAAGATAAAAAATTGGCATTGGATCTTGGTAACAGTGTTAAACTGCTTGAAAAACAAGCCTAATCATTCAAACCGCTCAATAGGCTAAATATACACATATGCCAGCAACAAGTGAAATAATATTATCAGCAACAACACACCCGGGAGATAGTACGGTTGAAACAGTTGTGAGTGAAAATTTTAAAGGCGATGGGTACTACGGCAGATCCGATGGTTTCCACACAGTTCAAATCAATGTTATTGGCGTTGCAGGAACAATACAAATGCAAGGTACTCTAGCAACAACACCAGCAACTACTGACTGGTTTGATATTGATGGTGCTTTATACGACAGTGCAACTGCCGGTAAAGACGGTGCTTTTGTGTACAATTTTACAGGAAACTTTGTGTGGTTAAGAGCAAGTGTTTCTTACACTGACGGAACAATTAACAGTATATTATTAAATCATTAAACTATGCATCACTATATAAACATAATTAAAGATACACCTTTCACAGAAGATGAAATCAACACAGCAATCAATTTAAGCACAATCGGTTTGTTGGAGGACGAAACAAAATACACCACATACGAAAACACCGATGGACAAAATGTATTAACTGTTGAGTTACACCGACAACTAGATGTTGAAGAATCAGATGACTTTGTTGAAGACTTAGAGTTAATTTACAACAAACAAGGATTAAAAGACTATGTTGTTGAAGTGAGTAACAATGATCCTATGGAAGAAACATATAATGGTGAAGATTTCTTTGAAGCATATGGTGACATGTGGTTTGATGAAGATGACTCATTAGACGAAGCAGAATATCAAGGACGTAAAGTAAAACTTGGTAAACCAATGCAGGGTGATGTTAAGAAGTTTAAAGTGTATGTTCGTGATCCAAAAACTAAAAATGTTAAAAAAGTAAACTTTGGTGATCCTAACATGAGAATTAAAAAATCTAATCCAGCAAGACGTAGATCATTTAGAGCAAGGCACAACTGTGCGAACCCAGGACCGCGTACTGGCGCGAGATACTGGAGTTGTAGAGCTTGGTGATGCATTATACTATCTATAAAATAACTAACCATATAAATGGAAAATATTACATTGGTAGACACGCTACTAAAAATGTAAATGATTCCTATATGGGTAGTGGTATAGGTATTAAAAATGCCATCAATAAGTATGGCGTTGAAAACTTTACTAAAGAAATTATTGCAACAGCAGATAACGCAGATGCATTATGGGATTTAGAAAAAGAAATAGTTAATGAAGATGTAGTGAAAGATCCTATGTCATATAATAATGCATACGGCGGCAAGCATTACTTACACGGATTAAGACAATACGACTACAATGCGTTTATCGAACATCAGCGCAACGCAGGTCAACAATATGCTAAAAACTTTACAGGCAAGTCTTATGAATGGCATGCCAAAGGCGGATCTGCTTCGTCTCGTATGAGAAGTGAAAAATACACATATCAAATAACAACTAACACAAACAAAAAATATGTTGTTAACGGACTAGAATTTAAAACACTCTGCAAAGAAAAGAATTGGAACTATAATACATTACATTGGAAACAAAGTATGGGAAAATACATAAACAGAGGCAAACATAAAGGTTTTATAGTAGAACAGTTAAGCACCTATAAGGAGGCGGCATAAAATGGTAAGACTGAACGAATTCAATCAGATAGAACAAGAACCTACTTTAGATTACGATCTATTAGATGATATGTACTTTTACATGATTAACGATGATGATTTTTATAGAAAAAATTATTACCCTACAATGAACAAGTGCAAACAAACAGGCGATAATGAAGCAGTTATGCCTTTGATAGATTCGTGCATCAAAGAATATTGCACAAAATACAAGATTCCAAAACAGATAGCAGATCAAATAACTACACAAGATAAAACTTTGCTGATGCAGAGAATAATGGATTCTGAAAAAGAAAATGGAGAGTAATCATGTTGATTACCGAGATAGTAGAAGCACCAAATAAAACTGCTGTATTTGCCTTTGGCAGAATGAATCCTCCAACAGCAGGACACAAAAAAATAGGTGAAGTTGTCAAAGCACAGATAGGCGACCCTTATATCTTTATAACACATACTCAAAATGAAAAAACTGATCCATTAACATTTGCACAAAAATTAACCTTTGCTCAAAAAATGTTTCCAATGATCAAAGTAGGAGACAAGTCGGTGAAAACATGGGTTGAAGCAATGAAAAAATTAGAACAAATGGGATATACAGATATCACATATGTAGCAGGTTCAGACAGAGTAAATCAATTCAACGAACTGTTAAACAAGTACAATGGTAAAGAATATAACTTTGATTCAATCAAAGTGGTTAGTGCAGGTGAAAGAGATCCAGATGCACAAGGTCTTGAAGGCATGAGTGCTTCAAAAATGCGTGATTTAGCCGCTCGTGGAGACAAAAGAACTTTTATAAATGCTGTGCCTATAGACCCTAAAACAGCAGAAGAAATGTATAATCAAGTGAGAACAGGGCTCAAACTAAACCCTATAACTATTTAGAACAGTATAAATATGAACATAAGCGATTTAAAACGTTTGGCAGGCATTGGCACAGAGGGTAATGAACCGTCCATGGGCGAAAACATTAGTCAGACTGCTACTGCTTTAAAGCAAAAGGAAAGAAAACTAGGCTTAAAACCCGGAGATCCGGATTGGTTTAAATTATGGTTTTCCAAACCATACATGACTGGACCTGTACAGTTTAGAGGTAGAAAGAAATGAAATTAAGAGATTTATTTTTAGTAGAATTTAAAATAGCAAATCAACCTGATCCCACAGACAGAGAAGATTACAAAGCCAAAATGGCTTCACTACAAGACATTCAAAAAGATCCTAGAATGAGTGATGCTAGAACACAAGCAACAATAGCCAAAAGAAAAGAAGAATTACATAGATGGGCTGAGAAAAATTTAAAAACAGAAGACAACGTTCAAGAAAGAATGCCAGCATCAGTTATCAAAAGCAAACAAAGATATGCTGACATGACTGATCAAGAACTGGCAGATAGATTTAAAGATTCAGACGAAAAGACTTTGAGACAGATGGCATGGAGACATGGCTACGGAAACATGAGTTCACACTATTTTGATAGAGTTCAAAAAGGCAAATCTCAAACAGAAGACGGTGTACAAGCAACTGACTTAAAAAGAATGGGTGCTGAAGTTAAGTCGTTGTATGTTCATAAAAATGGA